TTGCCATGGAACCTACGTGCATGCAATATGCACAACAGTCTCTTATGGAAGTGATCGTTGATCGACTCGAGCAGAGTGACTTACTGCAAGGATCGATCGGCTTTACCAAGCAGGAACCTAATCAGGTTTATGCCCGGATAGGTTCAGAGGATGGAAGTCTTGCGACTATCGATCTTTCTGAAGCTAGTGACCGCGTTTCCAATTTGCTCGTTCTTAGGATGTTACGTCCTTTCCCACACCTTTCTGGTGCGGTTCAGGCGTGTCGTTCTACTCGAGCAAACGTTCCTGGATTTGGTAATATTTCCTTATCCAAGTTCGCGTCTATGGGTTCAGCTTTATGCTTCCCAATGGAGGCGATGGTCTTTTTGACTATCATCTGCATTGCGTATGAAGAAAAGCTTAACCGACCCCTCGTTAAGAAAGACCTAATGTCTTTTCTTAAAAAGGTGCGTGTCTATGGTGACGATTTGATCGTCCCCGTAGATTTAGTGCGTCACGTTGTCGATGTTTTAACCCGTTATGGGTTAAAAGTTAATTCGCGCAAATCTTTCTGGACCGGAAGGTTCAGAGAGTCTTGCGGAAAGGATTACTATGGAGGAAGTGACGTTTCTGTTACTTATCTCCGTAGGTATATCCCTTCACATCGTGGTAACGTTCCCGAGATGATCTCTTGCTATTCTTTTAGGAACCAACTCTATCGAGCTGGTCTCTGGAAAACAGTAGAGTTCCTCGACAACCATCTGAGGAGATTAGCCCCTCTTCCGACTGTCGCTGAAACATCTCCGGTTCTTGGCCGTAACAGCTTCCTGGGTTATGAGACTCAACGGAGTTGTGAGGTCCTCCATCGCCCCCTTGTCAAGGGATTGATGGTGAGTGCTCCCAGTCCGAAATCTATGATTTCGGGTGAAGGTGCATTATTGAAGTTCTTCCTCAAAAGAGGGCTTGGCCCTATTTTTGATCCGAAGCACTTGGAACGTTATGGACGTCCCTTACACGTCGACATCAAAGTAAGGTGGGGGCCTGCCTTTTAAGAAGGTAGGTCATGGGTTTCAGTAATGAACCCACAGGGGAG